TATCAAACAAATCAAAGCAGCAACAGTTGACTTTGGTGCTTCTGATGCACCAATGAAACAATCAGAATTAGATGAATATGGTTTAGTACAGTTTCCTGCAATTATTGGAACAGTCGTAACACCAATCAATTTGCCTGGTGTTGATGTATCTAAAATGTATCTTGATATTGATACTATTTCAGATATCTATCTTGGTAAGATTAGAAAATGGAATGATGAGAGAATACAAAAACTCAATCCTGATTTAAAATTACCAGACACTACTATTGCAGTGATTCATAGAAGTGATGGTTCTGGAACAACATTTTTATTTGCATCTAACTTAAGTCAATCTTGGAAAGATGAAGTTGGTGTTGGTAAATCACTTAAGTGGCCTACTGGTGTTGGTGGTAAAGGTAACGAGGGTGTTGCACAATATGTTAGTAAACTTAAAGGTGCAATTGGTTATGTAGAAAATGCATATGCAATGAAAAATGGTTTATCTGTACCAAAGACTGACAAAAAGATTATGGGTAAGTCATATATAATCATGTATAAAGAACCAAAAAACAAAGCTAAATCACAAAAGGTTTTAGACTTTTATACATGGGCTATAAATGTTGGTGATAAAGCAGCAGTAGAATTACATTATCATCCACTTACAGGTGAACATCAAAAAGAAGCATTTGATGAAATGAGTAAAATAAATTTGAAATAATGTATAGTACATTAAGAGAAAGATTACAAGAGAGATATGCAGATAATAGGAGACTTTATCTGCAAGCTCTCTATCTCAATGTTGAAGTTGGCCCGTACACACCAGATCCTGTTGAAGGAATGTATGCAATAGATAATTACAAATATGGTAATTTAGAATTTGAAGAAGCTATTGCACACATAAATAAAAACAAATTAAAAACATTTGAACTACAACAATACAATGATGACTGGCAAGAGTATCTTGATTTATGTGAAAGGGAAATATTAGATGAAAAAGATAATAGAGAAAATAAAACTTAAATTAAAATACAAATCTACTATGTGGGTAAAACCATATTTTGAAGATTGTTTATAATACTTGACACCTATATACTATCTGTGGTAATATGATAAAAATTTAGAAAATGAGGATAGTATACTATGAAACTAAAAGACACACCAAATCCAGAGCAACCAAAAACGCAAGCAGATTACTGGAAAAATAAAAAAGTTTACGAAAAAGTTCAATACCAGATTAATAATTTCTTTGGGCCACCACTTGCAAGAATTGCTGTTCCACAAGAAATAGTTGATGGGTTAAACAAAACAGTAGACAGAAAACTTAATGAGCAATATAAAACTCATGGGGATAGGTTAGTTGGGCAAATTAACCATGAGCCTGACTTGTCACTTCAAGATTTAGATGAGTCTGGAGCTGCACATTTTTTTCATTCATGCACAGCATCTTTTGTTCACCAAATTCTATCATCAAGATTTGGTGGATCAGAAAACTTAAAAAAGAATTTTCAGCTTTCAGTTTTGTATAAAAGTGCATGGGCAGTTTGTCAATATGAAAATGAATATAATCCAGTTCACTTTCACACAGATTGTGATATTAGTTCAGTCATGTATCTTAAAATACCAAAGTATGAAAAAAGATGGGATGATACAAGGCCATATAAACAAAATTGGGTAGATGGAAATATTGAATTTATTGCTAACTCTGCTGGAACAATGGGATTAGAAATGGGTACTTATCAGCACACTCCACAAGTAGGAGAGTTATTTTTATTCCCATCAAATTTACTTCACACAGTATATCCATTTTTAGGTAAAGGTGAAAGAAGAAGTATTGCATTTAACATGTCATATCAACTTAGAGATTTAGAAAGAGGTGTAGTTGTTAGTGGGTTTAACGATCCAGTTGGACTTGGAGATGGTGGAATGGGAGCTTCAATGATTCCTAAACCTATTCACGACATGGTGCAAAGTAGAAAAAAATGAAGTTTAAAAGAAAACCAGAATGGTGGGTTTGGGTAATTGTTTTTTTACAAGTGGCATTATCTGCATTTTTAATTTTTTTATCATACACAAGTGCAGATGATGAGTTTTTAAAAGTTAATGATCCAGTGTATTCTATTTTTAAAAAGGAGAGATGCACAAAATGTCATGCATTAAAAGAAGATTTGGGTGGCCCATCATTTACTGCAATATCAATCAGATATAAAGATGCTGATACTGCAAAAATTCGCACACTATCAAAAACTATTATGTATGGTGGTGTTGGTAATTGGGGTGATGTTCCAATGCCTCCAAGTAGTGTTCACGACCAGCAAGCAGAACTGATAGTAAGATGGATTTTAAGACTACCACATGAAGATTTATAGGCCACTACCTAGTTGCTTATCAATAGAGCCATCTGAAATACATGGATTAGGACTTGTTGCAATAGATGATATTGAAGAAAATACTAATTTAGGTGTTACTCATTTTTTTACTGGAATTGAAATTATAAGAACGCCTCTTGGTGGATTTGGTAATCACTCGGAAACGCCAAACTGTAGAAAACAAAAGTTGCCTTGGGAAATTGAAGTTGGTTTGTTTGGAGATTTGTGGATACTAATCACAAATCGTTATATAGAATGTGGTGAGGAAATAACTTGGCAATATGACTTTTACAATCCAACAATAAAAGATAATGGAGATAAAACTTTTGGAATTATTTGATTCAGTAACAGATTTTACTATTGAAAAAGATATTGTACGCCCAGAGTATGATAGAAACTTTCGTATTGGTTCAAATCGTGAAGTATTTGGATGGGGAGAAGAAAGTAATTATGCATCTTTGTGCTGTATTGCATATTGCAGTGAAATACCTACAACTATGAAAGAGTTGGAAGATGATACCTCTATAATATCACCACACAAATCAGATATTGCAGTTGCGTATACTATATGGAATAATTCTGACACAGTTAAAGGTGCAGGCCGATCTTTGATACTTGCACTTCAAGAATATTTTTCTTTTGACAGAAATATTATGAGATTAGTAACTTTATCACCACTAACTGAAATGGCAAAAAAGTTTCACTTGTCTAATGGTGCAAAGTTATTACAAACTAATAGTGAGAGTTACAATTTTGAATACAAAATTTCAAATTAAAAAACATAAATTATCAATTAATACAAAACCAATTAAAGAATATGCACTCTCTTTAAGTGAAGGTAGAGAGGTATCTAATGTTGGTGGGTTTCAATCAACTAAATTTATAGAGCCACCAAAAATGTGTGAGGAGTTGTTTACAGAGATAGAAAAATATCTTCCTAAAAAAATGATACTATCATCTCTATGGTTTAATATTAATGGTAAGAATAATTACAATATAAAACACAATCACGAAGATAAAAAAACTTATATGGTAAAGCATGGTGGTAGATGGATATTAGTCAATCACTTAAATGGATTGAGTGGTGTGTTTTACATAGATGTTCCAGATGAAAACATGGGTGATATTGTTTTTGACAATGATAGAATATCACCAAAGACAAATGATTTGATTTTATTTTCAAATCTTGAAAAGCATGAAGTTGAAAAAAACAAATCTGACATGAAAAGAATTAGCTTAGCTTTTAATTATGGTGATAAGGTTTGACACCACCACTTAACTATGATATCATTATACAATGAAATTTTATACCAATATTACACAATGGGGTGATAATTTACTTGTTCGTGAATACAAAGACGGACAAAGAGTCAATCGCAAGACAAAGTATCAGCCTACTTTATACACAGTCGTTAGTAAACCAACAGAATACAAAACTCTTGAGGGAAAATATGTTACACCTATGAAACATACTTCTATGAAAGAGGCAAAAGAGTGGGTAAACAATTATAAAAATCAGCCACATCTAATTTATGGAAATACCTCTTTTGCATACAATTACATTGCAGATGAATATCCTAATGAAGTAAAATGGGATAGTGAGAAACTTTTACTGGTAACAATTGATATTGAGGTTGAATGTGAAAATGGATTTCCTAATCCAGAGGAAGCAAGTGAGCCACTGTTATCAATTACAATCAAGAATCATCAAAGTAAAGAAATTATTGTTTGGGGATTAAAAGACTTTACTACAGATAGAGAAGATGTAACTTATATACTTTGCGATAGTGAGAAAACATTACTGAATCGTTTTGTTACATTTTGGACTGATAATTATCCAGATATAATTACTGGCTGGAATACAGAGTTTTTTGATTTACCTTATATTTGTAATCGTATCTCAAGATTATTTGATGAAAAAATGTTAAAAAAGTTATCGCCTTGGGGTAATGTTTCAAGTCGTAACATTTACTCACAAGGACGCAGTCATCAAGTGTATGAGGTGCAAGGTATTGCACATTTAGATTATTATGATTTGTATCGTAAGTTTACATACACAAATCAAGAATCGTATAGATTAGACCACATTGCATTTGTTGAACTAGGTGAAAGAAAAGATGGTAATCCATTTGAAACTTTTAGAGAGTGGTATACCAAAGACTATCAATCTTTTATTGAATATAATATTACTGATGTTGAGTTGGTTGACAAGTTAGAGGATAAGTTAAAACTTATTGAGCTATGCTTAACTATGGCATATGATGCAAAAGTTAATTACATGGATGTTTTAGGAACTACAAAGTATTGGGATATACTCATATATAATTACTTGCGTGGTAAAAATATTGTTATACCACAAAAGATTGAGCAAAAGAAATCAAGTAAGTTTGAAGGTGCGTATGTAAAAGATCCACAAGTGGGAGAGCATAAATGGGTGATGTCATTTGATTTAAACTCATTGTATCCACACTTAATCATGCAGTATAACATATCACCAGAAACATTATATTCTAAAAAACCACTGTGGCAAGATTCACAAGTTGAGGAGATGATAAAGTTAGAAAAGGACACATCAGCTCTTAAGAAGAAAAATGTAACACTTACTCCAAATGGTGCATTATTTAAAACAGATAAGAAAGGATTTTTGCCTGAAATAATGCAGAAGATATATGATGATAGAGTGAGTTATAAGAAACTTATGATTCAGGCAAAGAAAGAATATGAGAGAACAAAAAATCCTAAACTCATTAAAGACATTGCAAGATATAACAATATTCAGATGGCTAAAAAAATCTCTCTTAATAGTGCCTATGGTGCTATCGGTAATAATTGGTTTCGTTATTACAATATATTGGTTGCTGAGGCTATTACTACGAGTGGCCAGTTATCCATTCGCTATATTGAACATTCAATTAACAAGTATATTAATTCAATTATTGGAACATCTGGAAAAGATTTCATTCTTGCTTCAGATACAGATTCAGTGTACATTACATTTGACGAACTCGTTAGTAAAGTGTTTAGAGAGGGAGCAAAGACTGAAAAAATCATCAACTTCTTGGATACTGTGGCCAGAGAAAAAATTGAACCATTTATTGATAAAAGTTATTCGGTTCTCTCTGAATACATAAACGCATACGAGCAAAAGATGAGTATGAAGCGTGAGGTGATTGCAGATAAAGCTGTATGGGTTGCAAAGAAAAGATACATACTTAACGCATGGGATGTTGAGGGTGTAAGATATAAAGAGCCACAGTTAAAAATCATGGGTATTGAAGCAGTTAAATCATCAACGCCTGCGCCTTGCAGAGAGAAACTTAAGTCTGCACTTAAGATTATTATGAATGGTGATTCTTCTGAATTAAATGATTTTATACAGGATTTTCGTAAGAAGTTTATGGAGTTACCAGCTGAGGAAATAGCATATCCAAGAAGTGTAAATGGATTAGACAAATTTACAACATCACATAACCTCTTTTCTAAAGGAGCTCCTATACATTGTAAGGGTGCGATATTATATAATCACTTATTGCGAAAACAAAAACTTACGCACAAATATCCATTCATACAAGAGGGAGATAAGATTAAGTTTGTGCATATGAAAACTCCAAATGTTTATCAATCTACTGCAATGTCGTTTATGACTAGATTACCAAAAGAGTTTAATGTGCAAGATAAGATTGATTATGATATGCAGTTTGAAAAAAGTTTTATGGAGCCTCTTAAGTTTATCACAGATAAAATAAGATGGAAACTAGATGAGAGTTATGGAACACAAGGAACATTAGAAGAATTTTTTGTTTGAATTTGAAAAAGGAGTAATATATTATGGAAACATTTTTATGGGTAGAAAAGTATCGTCCAGATACAATTGAATCTTGCATACTACCAAGTGAATTGAAAGAAACATTTGGTGAGTTTGTAAAAGACAAGCACATACCAAACTTAATCTTATCAGGTGGGCCTGGTGTAGGTAAAACCACAGTTGCAAAGTCAATGATAAATCAGATTGGCTCAACATACATGATGATAAACGGATCAGAAGAATCTGGCATTGATGTTCTTAGAACTAAAATTAAAAACTTTGCATCAACAGTTTCACTTGAGGGTGGCAGAAAATACATTATACTAGATGAGGCAGACTATCTCAATCCACAATCTACTCAGCCTGCACTTCGTGGATTCATGGAAGAATTTCACAAGAACTGTGGATTTATTCTGACTTGCAATTTTAAGAATCGCTTGATATCACCACTGCAATCAAGATGCAGTAATGTAGATTTTATTATACCAAAAAAAGACAAGCCTAGACTAGCTCAAGACTTCTTCATTAGTGTAACAAATATACTTAAGAAAGAAAATGTAGAGTATGACAAGAAAGTTGTGCTTGAGTTGATTACTAAATATTTTCCAGATTGGAGAAGAATACTCAATGAACTACAGAGATATTCTGCATCAGGTAAAATAGATGCAGGCTTACTCGTCAATCTAAAAGAGGAGCATATTAATGACCTTATGGTATCACTCAAAAAGAAAGAATTTAAGAAAGTACGAGAATGGGTTGTACAGCATATTGATAACGATCCAATGCGTATTTATCGCCTTATTTATGACTCTCTGTATGATAATGTGGATGGTTCTACTATCCCCCATGCTGTTGTTAGCATTGCTGACTACAGTTACAAAGCATCCTTTGTCGCAGATCAAGAGATAAATCTACTTGCGTGCTTAACAGAGCTCATGGCTCAATGCAAATTTAAGTAAATGTCTAATCTATGTGAATTTATAGAAGATGAATCACCAGTTGCTGGTATCGTCTGCATTAAGTGTGAGGAAGAAAAACCACTATCACACTTTAGCCAGATGAAATACCAAACTGGTAAGAGTAGCTCTGAGATTAAAAGAACTTGCAAAGATTGTAGAAATAAAGCAACCAAAATAAGAGGGCAACTGAAAAAAGAAAATCCTATGCCGTCAAGAAAAGAGCCATGCCCGTCCTGTGGGTACACTCTGGAGTATCTTGGTAGATTAGGGCAATCTGTTTTTAAAAAATGGAGATTGCATCATTGCCACAAAACTGGAAAGTTTTTAGGATATATTTGCCATAAGTGTAATCAAGGGTTTGGTGCATTTAATGACAATCCAGACCAAATGCAAAGAGCTTTAAACTGGCAAAAAGAAAGGCTAGAAAATGTATGAATTGAAAGAATATCTCAACGCAATTAATCACAGTAAAAAGAAACTCATGGACACTGATGATGAGATGTGGGAGAAGAAGTATCCACCATTTATCGTCAACAAGTGTTTGTCTGCATTTCCAGAAACGCTCATGCTAGTGAATGAGATGAACATGAGAACGAATCTTGATAAGAAACTCCAGTTTGATTTTTTACTAAATAGTATACGACCACGCAAGAGATTTGCACAATGGTTGAAGGCGAGTAAATTAAAAAACATAGAGTATGTTAAAGAGTTTTATGGATATAGTAATGCAAAGGCTAGGTCTGCTCTTGAAATACTTACAGATAATCAATTAGATTATATAAAAGAAAAATTGAACAAAGGTGGAAAAAATGGAAAGTATTAATTGGACTCAAGAGAAGATGCTAGAGGTTACTCTCAAAGAACCAGACGATTTCCTCAAAATAAGAGAAACTCTATCACGCATTGGAGTTGCATCTCGTAAAGAAAAGAAATTATATCAGTCTTGCCACATACTACACAAGCAAGGACGATACTACATCGTGCATTTTAAAGAGTTATTTGCACTTGACGGAAAGCAAACAAACCTATCAGAGAACGATATCGCAAGAAGAAACACTATTTCAAAACTTTTAAAAGATTGGGGATTAGTGGAGATAAAAGGTGAGTCAGAGCCAAGCGCTCCTTTGTCGCAAATTAAAATCATATCGTTTAAAGAAAAAGGTGATTGGACACTTGAAACAAAATATAACATTGGAACTAAAAAAGGAGAATCGGAATGAGTAATATCGTGAAAGCATTACAATTAAAGTATGAAAGTGAAATAGAAAGTGCTCGTGCAAATATTGATGTTTATATGTCAAATCCATCAGGCATCGGAGAGCACCCTGACTTAGTCAGCGCAGTAGACAGCGAATTGATTAAGCTGTCCACAGCTGAGGATAAATTGAACTCTTTAAAGAAGAATTATGGGAGGGAAAATCACTTCTCTGCAACGCAAAGTGCAGAATATCTCTATGAGGGTGATATGGGAAATATTAATCCATTAAAAGTTCAAGGAGAACTTGACTTAGACTAAATTTTTTGATATAATACTTACATTATGAAATACTTTAGATATACACTAGATGACTTGAAGAAGTCATCAGACAGAAAACTTTTTACCTATATTTCTTTCTTCTCAGGCGGAGGCGGGAGCTCCTGTGGGTACAAATTGGCAGGCGGAGATTGCTTGTTTGTGAATGAGTTTCAAAGAGTTGCAATGGACACTTACCTTGCAAACTGGCCTGGAACTCCCAACATCTGCGATGACATTAGAAAAGTAACAGGCAATCAAGTCTTAGAGAAGATGAATATACCACAAGGAGAGTTAGATATTCTTGATGGTAGTCCACCATGCCCACCATTCTCTATGTCAGGAACAAAGCAAAAAGGGTGGGGCAAAGAAAAAACTGCATACGGCATCAAGCAAAAGAACATTGAGGACTTAACTTGGGAGCAAATACGCATTGCAAAAGATGTTCGCCCAAGAGTAATTGTGTGCGAAAATGTCAAGGGATTGACAATGGAATATGCAAAAGAGCATTTACAAAGAATGGTAAATGACTTTGAATCACTAGGATATTCCACATTGTACAAGGTTCTCAAGGGCAGTAATCATGGCGTTCCACAAAAGAGAGAAAGAGTCTTTATTGTATCAGTAAGAAATGATGTTCTTGATGCGATAGGAGTACCCTTTATGGTATTGGATTCATTGGTTTTTCCTACTCCTGACGAGGTATCTCCTACAATACGAGATGCGATAGAGGATATACAAAAGGATAAGAATAATCTTCTTGAATCACAAGAACTCTGCGATGCAATGAAAAAGTCTGCAAAGTACAAGTGGATGAAGCGATTACCAAAGAATCCAAAGACATATGTATCCGTTGGCGATGATGTAGTAGGAGTTTGGTATGATAAACTCATTGCACATAGAAAGAAGTGGGGTAAAACCATACCAGAGAAAAAGACTTCATTCTATCAATCAAGGAGAGTTGGGTGGGATAATCCATCACACACTTTATCAGAGCAAGGACTACAAACATCACTTGCAGTACACCTACACCCATGCGAGGATAGAGTATATACAACAAGAGAAGCTGCAAGAATAATGACACTACCAGAAGATTACAAGTTTACAGGAACATTGAACGAGAAACTTGCAAGAATAGGACTGATGGTTGCACCATTACAGATGAAATACCTTGCAGAGAACATTTACGCAAATATCTTGAAACCATACCATGACACTTTATAGAAACCACACAGTAGTAATGCAAGAGATTGAAAACTATCATTTCAGAAACGAATATGACTTTCAATTACGAGTGAGAGTTGAAGATGATGAAATAAAGTTCAGATATCTTAATCAATGGAATACTATATCAAAAGATGCACTATTAGAGATGCTCAGCCAAAGTGGATTATCAAATAATTTATATACAAAACTAAGAATGAGGATAGTATAATGACAGTAGAAGTAAGAACATTTTCCTATGACGACAATTCAGGAAAAGAAGCAGTTATCGTAAAAGAAGAAACTGGATACTTGAGAAATAAGGGGTACTATGTGCATATAAAGGACAGAGATGGAGAGGTAATCAAGGTTATTGATGTAACAGAGCACTCTCTACAATATGCATCAGATTGTGCATATAACTACTCAACAGGACTTGTGCAGTAGATTATTTCAACACTATCGGAAACAACAGCATATTATATCGTGAAAAGAGGTATTTTCGGAATAATCTTTTAAATGGTTAAAAAAACATAGAAAGGTGTGCGAGAGAGTGAGACTTTAACAGTTATTTATCAGTTTGTCAAGTCCACCACCACCCCAGACACCAGTAAGCATGGGGGTTGACAGAGGGTAGTAACTGTGATATACTCTCTAGTGTTAGAGGCCACTAGGTATAAGTACCTGATTCTAAAGGAATCTTTTTTTGAAATATCTCTTGACATATTCGCAGAGTGTGGTATACTAGTCTTGTAATTAACGATAAAGAGGAAAGTAAATGAATAAAGAGTTTATGAAGTTAATGCAAGACAAGGTTGCAGAGGATATGAAGAACGCTGGGTGCAATACTGAAAAGGAATACCAGCAGTACCTTATCAGCATGGCTAAAACAATCAACTGGGACGAAGTTGATGATGAAGATGAGGACTTACTATGAATTACTCTAAAGAAATGAGTCCGAGTGAGGTTGCAGAGTTGCAAAAGGAGGTGGAACTAGCTAACTCTGCCCACATTAGTGCAGAGCTGGAGAGAGAGGCTGTGCTAGTAAACTCTTTCTGGAAAACCTTTGAAATGCTTGCAAAGGATTCAGAGTTCATCTTTGAGTTCATTGACAGATGCGAGAAGTATCTTGAGAGTATGAAGAAACTCTATCCTAATGCAGTTAAATACAGTGTTTCTTACCATAATTCAAAGAATACTTTCTGGATAGGGAACTTAAAAGAACTTTGGTGGGAAGTACACAATTAAGAAAGTTTCCTTATAAATCAGATACTTACACGCAATTCCTCTAAGTCCTTGATTTATAAGGGTTTTTATTTTAAAATACCTATTGATATTCTCTACCAAACTGGTATAATGGGTATATGATTAACAATAAAGGAAAAGATATGCAAAACCTTACTGATACACTTATGGGGCTAACCATTTCAGAGTTAGCGCAAGTTCAAGAAACAATTAAGCAAATCAAAACAATGAAAGCGAAGTCTGCATTAACAGTTGGTGGTGATTGCGTAGTTGTTCAGAAAACCAAGAGAACGCCTGGTGTGGTTGAGAAGCTCAATCAAACGAGAGCGGTTGTTAAAATGCTTGGTAGAAGATATACTGTTCCATTTTCAATGCTGGAGGCTGCATAGATTATGACTAATTGGATATCAGATATTTTCATTGGAGTGGTTGCATTAGTATTAATTGACATACACTCTAACTTACAATTCTTAACATTATTACAAGGAGTATTATAATATGTTTGACGAAATAGATAAAATAACTCAGAAGTTCTACAAGGACTCAGAGGAGTTCATCGCAAAGATGAAGAAGAATCAAGAAATCTTGGAGAGTTTGAATAACAAAGTTTCTGAAATTCAAGATGACATTGATACCATTAAGATGGAGATTGGTGCATGAAAGGTACAATCAGATTTGTCATAGGTGTTGTGATGGTATACTTTGGTGGCGGATACATGCGAGTAGAGGATACTCTCACACCTATGCAGATGTGGGTTACTCTCGCAATGGTGACTGTGGGTGTGTTCCTGATGATGTGGGGAACACTCGCAGTAGAAGAAAAGGGTTGACACTCGCACACCACTAGTGTATACTGGTAGATAACTTTGTGGGGGGGTTAAAACTGTAATGCACTTTGTAATCTATAAATGCAATAAGTATCCAGTAAACTATTTTAGAGAAAAGGAAAGTTGATTATGAAAAAATTTATTAAGCCATTCGGCCAAGGACTGCTGTTTGCGTGTGTCCTCTTATCCATTGTTAATTGGGGTATCGGAGATATACTCTCTGCAACATTCTATATGCTCACTGCAATGTTTATCTTTATGGGAATGAAATTAAAATGACAAGAGAAGAAGTAGTAAAGAAAATACTAGACGATCAAATTGACATGTACACTCTCGCATTTTATCCTCAAGAATATTACAATCATATGGATATGGGATTTGTGAACGATATTTCAAAGAATCTTCAAGAGATGTATCACAAAGTCGTTATAGATAAAGGTATGCACCCTGATGATGATTTTGAGGATATACTCAATGAAATGATGAATATACTTGATGAGGATAGAATGATATGACAGCAACAGTAAAGCCCTATGTGAACCCAAATGACAGAATAGAGAAGATTGAATCTACTGTTCTGCAAATCAAAGACAAATTAAATGAATTAGAAAAAAAGATAGATTATCTCGTCAGTAATAAAGAGGTTGATGATAATTGGAAATACAATGTAAGAGGGGGTATGTATAATGAGTAATTTTCTCAAAGATATAATTAAAGAAACTGGAAACGAATACGCATCTCTTGTTTCTGATGGTGTTGAAGCAGGAGATGTTGATAGTTTTATTGACACTGGCTCTTACATATTCAATGCGCTACTGTCAGGTAGTTTGTATGGTGGATTGCCTGCAAATAAGATAACTGCACTTGCAGGCGAATCTGCAACAGGAAAGACATTCTTTCTCATGGGTATTGTAAAAAACTTTCTTGATAGTAATCCTGACGCTGGTGTCATATACTTTGAATCAGAATCTGCGATTACCAAGCAGATGGTGATTGACAGAGGAATTGACTCAGAGAGAATGGTAATACTTCCAGTTACCACAGTTCAAGAGTTCAGAACGCAGTCACTCAAAGTATTAGACAGCTATCTAATGAAAGCGGACAAGCGTCCCATGCTCATGTGCTTGGATTCTCTCGGAATGTTATCCACTACCAAAGAGGTAGAAGATACTTCTTCAGGCAAAGAAACTCGTGACATGACACGAGCGCAAGTCCTAAAAGCGGCGTTTAGAGTTCTAACCCTCAAGCTTGGCAAAGCGAAAATCCCTATGATAATCACGAATCATACCTATGATGTGGTTGGGAGTATGTTTCCCACCAAAGAGATGGGCGGTGGAAGTGGACTGAAATACGCAGCTTCGTCAATTGTGTATCTCTCAAAGAAAAAAGAAAAAGATGGTACTGAGGTGATTGGTAATATTATTCATTGCAAGAATCATAAGTCAAGATTAACGCAAGAAAATAAAATGGTTGATGTTCGCTTAACCTATAATAAAGGATTGGATAAATATTACGGACTGTTAGACTTAGCGTTAAAGTACGGAATGTTCAAGCAAGTCTCCACTCGCATTGAATTACCAGACGGAACAAAGCAATACGCAAAAACTATCAACAATGAGCCAGAGAAGTTCTTTACGCAAGACATTATGGACTTGCTTAATGAAGCTGCATCAAAAGAATTTAAATATGGATAAAAAATGTGCCCAGCTTGCTATATAAACGGATTATTGCTCTTAATCTTTGGAGCGACAGGAGCTAGTTTCGCAAATAGTCCACTAGTGATTATAATCAGCGCAGTGTTAACTGTTGCTGGTTTTTGGTGGATGTGGAAAGCGTACAAGCGAAACAAAGGTAAAGGTGGATTAATAAAGAATTTAAAAGTAACTTTAATTTATCTTTTAGTTTTTGCAGCAGGCTTTGTTACTGCAGCTTATATGACGCATGATTATTTTAAGTCTAAATATGAGTATGACAAACGAGCAAGTTTTAATTTTCCTAGATAAGATTAATGAGATTGAAAACAAATTAGATGAGTTAGCAGTTGAATCATGCACAGAAAACACATCTCTTGAAGATTTAATTTATGAAATACAAGTTCAAATTGGAGCATTAAAAGATTTTATAAAATGAAAAAGTATACATTTGCACCAGAAATACCTAGAGATAAATATGGAAAACCCATATACAATGATTACAACTATCAATCAAAATCTTTTGCATCATACACCATACCAAATTCTTACGCAAACAATTTAAGGATACCTCAAAAATATAAATAATCCCATGAGGGATAAATTAGAAAAATGGTGCGTATATCAAAACAGATTAGGGTTTTGGGAGATGACTTTATCTGATGAAAATGAAGGCGTTCCAGACGGGCGCCCAGTAAAGTTCTTCTCTACTCAGCAAGAATCATTTAAATTCTTGCAGTATATGAATAGAGCCCTACCCCCAAAAACTAGAGATAAATGAATAACATTCATAGGAGTAGAAAAAAATCCAGATTGCATCATTGGGTATTTTGGATTTGGGCATGCACTCCACTTTTCATTTCTTTCGTAGGATTAAGAATTATCTTAAGATATTACTATGGAATATAAATAATAAATAAAAAAAAGAGAAAAAAAGTATGCCAAATTATAATCAGCAAAGATACGGAAGAAGATTGTGGGGAACTCCAAATCAAGCATTAGTTGATGTATTTCTTTTACAATCTGCCTATAACAGCTCAACTGCAACTCAGACTTGGGAAAAGGTAGGAACAAATGATAATACAACTAATTACTCGTCTACAACTAATCCAAGTGTTACTGAAGTTAGATTGATGGGGCAAACAGCTCCAAACAGAATCCAGAACACTTCAACAGGCAATGCTGAAGCTACTGGTATTCAGTTTGACAGCACAGGCACTTACCCTATGTTTACTTTTCCTACTAAAGGCATTTACAGAATAGAGGGTCATTTTGCCGTTTCTCAAACTACTTCAAATGCAGATGATCTTAATTTTGGTTTCTATTGGTCTACTGATGGTGGCACTAATTTTTATAACCGCTCGTATTTTAGGAGTTATGTAGAAGGCCATGGGCATCAATTTTCACAATCCCCATCTATGGTTGCTGCTGTGACTAATACATCAACTGATAGATTTGCAGCGTATATATCCAATAATGTATCAACTAATGTTATCTATGGAAGCACTTTGTATGAAAATGAATCTCATCTCATTTTTAGAAAAATAGGAGAATTATAATATGCCTAGATATGATAAAAAAAGATATGGTAGAAAAAGAGGTGGTGATAATACTACTTTAAAAATTATAGATTATTGGCATTTAAACTCAGACCACTCTGGAACTACTATTTTTAAAAATTGGACAAATACCTTAACGAGTGGAGGAGATGTTTATACCGCTCATAAGGGAACTGCAATGTCTGTTAGTTCAACAACTGGATACTGGACTTTTCCACGCACAGGCATTTACTCTATATCTCTAAGTGCGTGGATTTATGCGAGAGCCACTGATGCTGATATAATAGACATTTACCATTATCTCATTGATGATGGAACTACAAGAAATCTTGTAAAAGACAGAGCTTATGTAGAAACTGAGGGATATGAAACAGTAACAACAAGTCAAATGACAGTTGACATATCAAATGTTTCTACACAACTTTATGCTATGGGAATAGTGGGTGCTGCTGGAACTAATCATGTAAGAGGTGATTCAACTCTACCAAATAGAACATTTGCAGTTTTTGAAAGGATAGGTGATTCAATAAATGCCTGATTATAATACAATACGACACGGCTCAAGTGATTTCTTTACAAATGTTGAGGATACTTCATTTGAAACAACTAATGTTGATGTCTGGTGGCTGACAAGTAATTTTGTTACTAGACAAACACCAATTCTTAATTTTGAAAGAGAAACTACATTATCTAGCCAGTATCAGAGTGGTGCAACTAAAGGTGATGCAATGTCATTTAATTCAACAAATGGCTTATTTTCTTTTCCACAAACTGGACTATGGAAGATAAGTGGTAATTGGTCATTTTATTATTCTAGTGGTACTGGTTTAAGGCAAGCTCAGTGGTTTTTAAAAGCAACTAAAGATAATAATTCTACTAGTATTAGTGTGATGAATAATACTCAAAATATTGAAGATAATGACATGCGGCTAACTGGCTCTTATGTAACAACTTTTAATTGTGAAAATACATCTACTGATAAAATATTTTATCAATGGTATAAATTATCCAGCAATAATGGTAATTATGTTCTTGGTAGCTCAACACTTGCATACACAACAGTTACATTTGAAAAAATAGGATAGTTATGAATACTGAATACATGGGCTTAGATGGATTTATCTGGTTCACTGGCGTTGTTGAAGATAGGAACGATCCAGATAAATTAGGGAGAGTTCGTGTAAGATGCTTAGGATATCACACAGACAATAAAGAATTAATACCAACAAAAGATTTGCCATGGGCTCATGTCATGCATCCTGTTACCGATCCGTCTATGCAAGGTATGGGAAAGACTCCATCATTTTTAGTTGAGGGTACATGGGTTGTTGGATTCTTCATGGACGCAAGGCAAAAACAGCAGCCTATGATTATGGGAACACTTCCAGGCGTTCCAGAATCTATATCAGATAAGTTAAAAGGTTTCAATGATCCTAATGGAGTATATCCTCAAAATCCAAGCACTTTATCTGGGCATGACTTAGGAGAGAGTGATACAAATCGCCTTGCAAGAAATGATACTGGAAAAGAGCATAAAGTTTTAGAAACAAAAGATGAGGAATTTAGTGAAGCAACTGCACCTAAAGGAAGAACAAAAAGTGTAACGACTTCAATTGGTGATGAGTGGGGTGAGCTTGCAACAAGTGAATTAACACTTAAATTATCATCAAGATATAAATCTGTTTATCCAAAGAATCATGTCTATGAAACTGAAAGTGGGCATATCAAAGAATTTGATGATACAGAAAATAGTGAAAGAATCCATGAGTATCATACCTCTGGAACATTCTATGAGGTTGATGCAGACGGAACAAAGTCTATTCGTGTAGTTGGTGATAAGTTTGAAGTTGTTGTTGGAACTGAATATGTTAATGTTAAAGGCTCAGTTAATCTTACAGTTGAGGGTGACATCAATACCTATGTGCAAGGTAATATGACTACGATTGTTGATGGTAATAAAACAGAAGTTGTGCGAGGTGACTTAAAGCAAGAAGTGCATGGAACAGTAGACGAGGTTTACGGCTCAACGCAAAGAACAGATGTTACAGGTAAAGTTACCGAAGTTTATGGTGCAGATTTATCAACAGAAATCACAGGAAGATATGATTTAGATTTAACTGGTGAATATGATTTAGAAGCTTCAACAGTTCATCTTAATAAATCTCAACAAAGAGATGTTCAAAATCCCACGACTATTATATCAGACCCAACATCAGAAGTTCAAGATGCTTATCCAGCATCAGACATACCACAAGGATTTGCAAACAATTATGTTGCAGCTGATGATTTGCGTAAGCAACAAGATGAGCAAAAAGAGGACAATGATGTCTTTACTGATAGTCCAGTTGAAAGTGAAAGATATCTTGGCTCATGGAATGACTATGATGGAAACTTCCAATTAGATAATCCAAGAAATTTAACTTACATCAGTCAAAATAATTCTGATGTTGCATTTTTACGACAAAAGACAGTTGACAATGGTAAAACTTGGAATGGTGACCCTTTTGGGTTTAAGAGTGAATCAAAACTTGCATTGTATTCATCTCATTTAGATGGTGCGTTTGTAGAGAGTGAATATACATCAACTCTCTGGGATTGGAATACTGATGTAGATAAAAGAATACGCTCAGAGTTGGGGCAATTAATAGACAAGCTTGCAGTTTCTTGGAGAGATGCGTATCCAGATTTACCAAGAATAATTGTCACAAGTGGCTTTAGAGGTATTCGTAGAAATGCAGCTGTTAGAGGTTCTTTTCCACACAGAACTGGAAAGGCGTGTGATATATTTGTAGGAAAGCTTACAACAAAGCAAAGGCAAGACTTTTTACAGCTTTGTATTGATACTGGATTTACTGGCATTGGAACATATTTTCAAAATCCAAACAAAGGTAGATTCCATCTTGATATTTTACTTCAAAGAGAATGGAGGCAAGGTGGTGGTGAGCAGTACACTTACTTTAGAAATATCTTTAACACAGCAGGGTATAGTGTTCCAGCATACACAGAAGTAAACACTTCATATGGTTAGTAACTCGTATAAATAATATAACAATAATAACAATAGGAGTTATAAGTGTCTGCGTATATTGATGCACAATCAAATAACAATAGTGACAGAAATTCAAGACAGTACACCGACCTTGATTTGTTCTTTGGTAAAAAAAGTTCTGATAGTGATATTAGTAAAGTTACAGATGTCCAAGCAGTCAAGCGTTCCATTCGTAACTTAGTTCTTCTTAATCATTATGAGAAACCTTTTCACCCAGAGATTGGCTCTGGTGTAAGAGATATGTTATTTGAGCTAATGACACCAACAACTGCTGTTATACTCACTAGAAAAATTGAAGATGTAATTAACAACTTTGAGCCTAGAGCAAGGTTAGTTGCAGTCAGAGCATTTCCAGACTTAGATAATAACGCATACAATGTGAGTGTAGAGTTTTATGTTTTAAATACTCCTACAGAACTTGTAGATTTAACAATCTTGTTAGAAAGATTACGATAATGGCAGACACTAAATTAAGAGTAACAGAATTAGACTTTGATGATATCAAAGCAAACCTAAAAAACTTTTTAAAAGCACAGACAGAATTTAAAGACTATGACTTTGAGGGTTCTGGTATGTCAATACTACTAGACACTCTTGCGTACAATACACACTATCTTGGTTTCAATGCAAACATGCTAGCAAATGAAATGTTTCTTGATAGTGCATCACTCAGATCAAGTATCGTATCACACGCAAAGACACTTGGATATGAAGTAAGTTCTTGTAGAGCTTCAAAAGCAACTGTAAATATTGAACTTGCTACTGGAGATACAACTAAAACTATGCCAGCTGGTACTGCGTTTAATACAACAGTAGATGGAACATCATACCAATTTGTTACTGCATCAGATGTTACAAAATCAAATTCTGGTAATAAAGTTATTTTTGACAGCACAGAAATATATGAGGGAACTTATGTAACGACAAAGTACACAGTTGATTCATCTAATGTAGAGCAAAGATTTTTACTTGGAGATAATCGTGCAGACACTACAACTTTAACTGTTAAGGTGCAAAACTCTGCTTCTGATTCTACTACGACAACTTACACTAGAGCAACTGATATATCACAGCTTAATGCATCAAGCACAGTCTACTATTTACAAGAAGTTGAAAATGGAAAGTTTGAAATTTATTTCGGTGATGGTGTTGTAAGTAAAGCACTTACTGATGATAATATTGTGGTATTATCATATGTTGTAACAAATAAATCTTTAGCAAATGGTGCAAATACATTTTCAAACTCTGGAGCTATAGATGGTGTAACAGGCGTTACCACATCAACTGTTACAGCTGCATTTGGTGGTTCAGAGCCAGAATCACTAACTTCAATCAAACTTAACGCACCACTTGATTACGCATCTCAAGGCCGTGCAGTTACGACAGAGGATTACAAAGTTTATATAAAGAAACTTTTTGCAAACACTCAAGCTGTTTCAGTATGGGGTGGAGAAGATGGAAGTTATGACACTAGTACAGGTGTAAGTGATACACCAGAATATGGTAAAGTTTTTATATCAGTTAAGTCTACAACAGGACTAAATTTATCAGATGCACAGAAAACTCAACTAGTTACAGACTTAAGAAAATTTAAAGTATCATCTGTTACACCAGTCATTGTTGATGCAGAAACTACATTTTTAATTTTAAATGTTTCATTTGCATATGACTCAAATTCTACCACACAAACAAAAGGTGGATTAGAGTCTTTGATTAGTGATACAATATCTGCATATAATGATACAGATTTAAAAAACTTTGACAACCCATTTAGGCACTCAAAACTTACTGGACAAATTGATGATACTGATACTGCAATATTAAACAATACTGTAACAGTTACACTTGGTAAATTTATTACACCTACTTTATCAACTAAGCAATCTTTTATTGTAAACTTTGCAAACGCACTTTTTAATCCACACTCAGGGCATAATGCAGCTGCTGGTGGTATCATTGCATCAACAGGATTTTTTCTTGGTGGAGCAACTGAATATTTCTTTGATGATGATGGTGCAGGCAACCTTAGAATTTTTTCTGTTGTTGCTGGTGCAAGAGTTTATTTTGATTCAGCTGCAGGCACAATTGATTACACAAAAGGAACTGTTACAATCAATCCACTTACAATTACTGCAATATCAAATGTTGATGATGAAACATCAGTATCAATAAGAATTACTGCGATACCAAATTCAAATGATGTTGTTCCAGTTCGTAATCAAATACTAGAAATAGATTTAACAAATACAACTATTGTTGGCTCAGTTGACCAAACAACAACAACTGGAACAGGATATACAACAACAGTTACAAGTGGTGGAACAGTAACAACTACAACTGTATCAACACCATCTTCAACTCCAACATCATCAAGTTACTAATATGTGGATACTAGATAATTCTAAGCATTATAACTGGAAAGTATTATGACAGTAATTAAAATTGACCTTAGAGCAACTAGGCGATGGAGCACAGGAAGTGCAGCTCCAGATGGAGATGATCCTATGCTCCCTGTGTCTACTAGCACTTCTGTTACAAGAAAAATTACAAGTGACCAATATGAAACTCTTATAGATCAGGATTCACTTATTGAGTTTCCAGTTAATAGTGGATCTTTTATAACAAATAGCGATACAATGAGGTTTAAAGATTTAAGAAATGATTGGACGGCTTTAAATAATTCAGGTGTAGTAGATACTGTTCAAATATTTCCAGAAGTTGAATTTGAATATACTTTTTGGTGGTATCAAGTAGGTAGTGGCGGTTTTTCGCCTGGCGATGTTAATTTGGGTGGGGAAATATTTTATTTAATGCTAGACCCTTTAATTAAAGGAAAAAATGTTACAGTAACAAATAGTATCTATGTAGATGAAAGAGCAGTTCCACCATTTCCATCAGCAACCGAACCATTAGTTTTTTGGAATGGAACTTCTGGTGGTGAGGCTGGTTCGTATCAATCATTTGCTAATAAAACTGATTGGACTGTTGACGACTTTATTTTAGACACATCATATACCTCACCACAAGGTGATAATAGAATTTATCCTTTTTGGATGTTTAGAAATGACCCTAGAAAAGATGGTACAACTGAACAAATTATAGATACACACAGGCTTCCTAGAGGAAGAAGTAGTAGAACTTTTGAAACTTTAGGACAATATATAAATTATTTTTCAAGTTATGATAGAACTGGTGATGCTGATTTTGTTTCTAAAAATACTCAATACAATAGTATTATTGAGGAAGCACTTGGATTATCAAGTGGAGAAGTTTTATTTTCAGCAAAAGCAACTATATCTGGATACTATACACATGATGAATTATTTCCTGATGTAACTGCAAAATATGTTCCTGTTGGAGAATCTGATATATCTACGCCAAACATATCTTTAGGTGGTAATCAAGTTAATTACAGTGGTTTATTATCTGGAATACCACAAGGGCAAGAGGTATATGAAATAAAACCAGACGCTACCCAACAAGTTCTTCTTCCAATTAGAATACAAGGTAAACAACATTGGCCAGAGTTCACAAGAGGATTTGAAACAGGTGTTAGTCAACATAGATACAGTGAGGGAAATCTAGGACAAACTGTCTATTATACAAACAGAGGTTTTACTAGCTTACAAGATTACGAAGATAATGCAATAAGTGGTGATAGCACTTTTGATGGGTCAAGTTTGTTTACACACACACAAGACTATTCAAAGACAGGAACATTTATAAGTGATTACTTTAATTCATCTGAATATAAAGATGGTATAAGAACTAGTAGTTTACAGCAAACAACTACAGAAACAGAGGAGAGTGAAGATGCCGGCGGTTACTAGGATTGGAGATTTAGGAACTGGGCATGGGTGTTTTCCACCCAGAGTTAACACTAGTGGAAGCACAACTGTGTTTGCAAATAATATTGGAGTTCATAGAGCAACAGACACTTGGGGAGTTCATGTTTGTATAAATGATGGAACAAGTCATTCATCAACTCTTGAATCTGGCTCATCAACTGTATTTGCAAATAATTTACAATTAGGAAGAATAGGAGATCCAGTTGCGTGTGGTAGTAAAGTTGCACAAGGCTCTGGTAATGTATTTTCTGGTTAATAAGATATGAGTAAAAACGATTCAAAATTAGTTACAAAAGTTTCACCTTTAATAGAAGGCCAAGTTCCTGATTTTGTTCAATCAGACCACCCTGTTTTTGTTCGTTTTCTTAAGCATTATTATCAATACCTTGAAGCTGGAAGAATAACTTTAGATACTCCAGACATAGATTATATCATACAAGAAACTACAACAACAAATTATATTTTAAATGCAGATGGTGACAGAGTTGTTACTGAATCTGGTGCAGGCTCTACTTCAAACTTTGTTGAAAATGAAACTGTTACTGGTGCAACATCTGGTGCAACTGCAACAGTATTACTACAAGATTTAAGAAACAATTATCTTTACATTAGCTCTCAGCAAAAATTTATTACTGGTGAAACAATTACTGGTGCAACATCTGGTGCAACTGGAACAATAAAACAGTATCGTGCAAATCCAGTTCAAAACATTCAACAGTTATTAGAATACGCAAACACAGATAATACAATCTATGATTTCTTAGATGAGTTCCGTAACTCATTTATGAACGCAATACCAAACACTCTTGCATCAGGAGTATCAAAGAGGAATCTCATAAAAAGTATTAAAGACCTCTATGCAGCTAAAGGAACATCAGAGGGCCATAAACTGTTTATGAGATTGTTCGTAGGAGAGCAGCCAGAAATATTTTATCCAACAGAAAATGTTTTAAGAACTTCAGATGGTAATTGGGGAAGAACAACAACTATGCGTGTCACTCCTAATACATCAGGAGTATCTGGCACTGAAGTTATTGATGCAGTTATTACTGGTGCAACATCTGGTGCAACTGCAACTGTTGTTTCTTCTTTATCGTTTCAGCAAGGAACTGAATCAATAACAGAATTTACAGTTGAAAATGTATCAGGAACATTTTCTAAAGGTGAAATTGTAAGTGGTTTATCTTCTACTAGAGATTTAAATGTTAAGTTTACAATTTCATCAATTGTTTCATCTGCAAGTGTTGGTAATGATGGTATTCTTCATAGTGTGAATGAGCCAACAGTTGTTGAAAGTTTAGGAAATGGATTTGGTGATGTTCTTGTAAGTGAAATTCATAGTGGCTCAGTAAGTGAAGTTAAAGTTGATGACGCTGGAACAAGTTATGAGGTTGGTGATACTTTAACATTTACTGAATCCACATCAGATAATTTAGTTGAGTCTGCATCTGGTTTTGTCAGTATGGTTGGTGGTGGTATTCAATTAGAATCAGGAACACTTGACGATCCTACATTTACATCTGATAGTATAATTTTAGAAAGTGGAACTCAAACACATTTAGAATCATTTAATATTCAATTAGAAAATATATTAGACGATAATTTTATTGGTGATGGAACAACAACAGTATTTACTTTAACAAATTTAAATACTACAACAGATACAATAATTGTTACCATTGACGATGTTAATTTTTCAGAAACAGATGATACTTTAACTACACCAACTAATTGGACTGCAAGTGGAACAACTTTAACATTTACTACTGCACCAGCAGATGGTGCAAAAATATATGTTCGTGGTAATGTTCTTAATAATTTAATTTTAGATGGAACAGATGGACTTGGTGCAAATGCAAATCACCAAATTCTTACTGACACTGTTATTGAACTTGAGGATACTCACACAACAAGCACAGACCAAATTGTTTTAGAGTCTGACACATTTAGCACAGCAGAGGCTGGTGCTATACAAAAAGTTCATGTTGCAAATGGTGGTGATGGATATACAAAATTACCAACAGTCACTATTACAACTACATCTGGAACTGGTGCATCAGTTCTCGCAACAACGAGTGATATTGGTGGAATAAAATCTTTAAAAGTAAATGATTCTGGTTTTAATTTTACTAATAATGCACCCACAGTTGTGCCTAGAGCTCACTTTGTTCTTAAAGATGTATCTGGAACTTTTACAAATGGAAATACTCTTACATCTCATGTGGGAACAGTTAAAAGTTTTGATTCAAATACAAATGTTCTTGATACAGAATTTGAAAATGTAATTCGTGTTGAGCAAGAATCAACTGCAACTTTTAATGAGGGTATAGATTTAGAGGTTGGAACAAATACTGGTGATATTGCTGGTGGTATTTTATTAGAGGACACACAAGACTTTGATGATGGTGAAGATGTTTTATTAGATGGAACATCAATTACAACACCATCCACAAGAACAATTACTAAAAAAGTTACTGTTGTTAGAAATGCATCAGACACTGCTAACATTTTTGCAATTGATAGTGTTCCACAACCAACACTTAGATTAACAGAGGGTAACACTTATTACTTTGACTTATCAGATAG